GGTGCAAATCCCCTCGCCTCCACCATTTAACAAGCACAAAGCCGATAGAACGAATTTCCTTTGATATCAAAGGGTTTCGGGCTATCGGCTTTGTTTTTGTGTTCAAATAATTATCGTTCCAAGGTGGTTCGTTCTTGAAATACCCGAAAAAGTGAACCCACTTGAGAACGCTAAGCAAAAAATGAACCCACTTGAGAACGGTAAGAGAAGTTAGCGTTCTCAAGTTTAATTTGGGCTATTTCCCGACTACATCCACGCTGATTTCCGTGCCGTCGCGGAATACGACTGCCACATTCCGTTCGCTGTGAACCGTGTACCTGTCAACCGTTGCTCGAAACAGGGCTTCATCAAATTCGGTCAAAAGCCCGTCCTGTCCTCGCAATTCGTCAAGGAACATATTGAGCCGTTCCCGCCGCACGAGGATGGATTGACGCTTTTCGGAAAGTTCGGTGAGGTGTGTCCGTTTCTCCTCGTACTTGTCGTTGAGTGCACCAAACCGCTGCTCATAGTCATCTTGATTAAGGGTCTGGCGAGAATTTTCTTCCATTGCCGATTTCAAGGCATTGTAGGTGTCCACGCTTTCAGTGTTCAGCTTTTCCATCTGGCGGTCAATGGCAGCGGTGTCGGTCAGTTCCGCAACCACTGTTTCATATTCCGTGAAATAGTCATCTTTAACAGCGAGAATTTGATTGAACGCCGTGATAAAGGCGTACTCCAACTGCTCCTCTGTTAGGTGCGGTGACTGGCATTGCGCCCCACGAGGTTTGCTTGGGTCGCGGTCGCTCCGTTGGTATTTGGCGTTGCATTGCCATACGGTTTTTCGGTATTTGGTGTTTGAACCCCACACTTTTTTGCCGTAAAATGCTCCGCAAGTGCCGCACACCACTCGACTGCCGAAAAGGTTAGTAGTGTTTCGGGAAGTGCCAATTTCACCGTTGCGCCTGACCTCATCCTGAACAAGGTCGAACATCTCACGGCTGATTATGGCGGGATGGCTGTCATCTACCCAGTATTGTGGCAGTTCGCCGTTGTTTTTGAGCATACGGTGGGTAAGGAAACTCTCACAGTATGTCTTCTGACTGCGGTTACATCCTGCATACTTTTCATTGGTTAAAATGGAAAATACCGTTCTTGCTCCCCAGTTTTTCATTCTTCTTGGGGTTGGTATCCTTTGCTGTGTTAGGTATTGGGCGATAGAATTCGCCGTCTGACCGTTGAGGAACAGTTTATAGATAAGACGAACGACCTCGGCTTCTTTTTCTACAATTTTTGGTTCGCCGTCCTCGCCCTTTTCGTAGCCGAGGAAATTGCCGTAGCAAATGGTAACCTTACCGTCTGCCATTCGTTTTCTCTTTCCCCAAGTGACATTCTCCGAAATCGACCTCGATTCTTCCTGTGCCAGCGAGGACATTATAGTCAAGAGTAATTCACCCTTGGCATCGCCGGTGTCTATGTTCTCTTTTTCAAAAAAAACGAAAACGCCGTTATCTTTGAGTTTGCGTATTACCGTCAGGCTATCAACCGTGTTTCGAGCGAACCTCGATACACTCTTGGTCAGGATGAGGTCTATTTTGCCAGCCAGAGCGTCCTCGACCATTTTATTGAAACCGTCGCGCCCCTTGGTCGATGTACCACTGACCGCCTCATCAGAATATGTGAAAACATAATCCCACGCAGGATTCGCCTGAATGTACTTTGTATAATAATCAACCTGTGCTCCGTATGATGTGAGTTGTTCCTCATCGTCAGTGCTGACCCTTGCGTAGGCTGCCACTCGCTTTTTTCGCTGTTCCGTCAGGACAGCTTTCGTCTGACGGTCAAGCGTCGGTGGCAACATTGTTACCCTACTTGCTCTCGCCATTGTCCGCATTCCTCCTTGCTATTTGTTTTTGCCGTGCCGCTTCTCGCTTTTCGGGCGTCCAACTTTCCCGCCGTGAGCGGTCTATCCATTCTCGTTCGGCAGTCCTACCATCTTTCATTATGAATGTTAGGCAGTTCGGAGCGGGAACGATTATCTCTGTAATGTTATCCATACCGCCGAGTTCGTCGGCAAGCCGGGTCAGCACATCTTCGGGTATCTGCTTTGATGTGCCGCAGAATTCCTTGCCAACAGAAAGATAAGTGGCGCAATGCCAGAAGTGCTTGCCGTTGGCGACTTTCCGCTTATAGTGCTTGCCGCAATCTCCACAGGTTATTTTCGATGTGAATAGGGTCGGAAGCCATGTGCCTTCGGATTTGTAAATCGCCGCGCGTTCAGTTCTGACCATCTGTGCCTTTTGGAACGTATCCTCGTCAACGATGGCAGGATGCGTCCCTTCGGCGTAATACTTCGGTAAAATGCCGTCGTTCCTGACCTGACGCTTGGTTAAGTGGTCTGTAGTCATCGTTTTTTGAAGGAGACAGTTTCCCGTCAGCTTTTCGTTCTGCAGAAGTGAACCGATGACCGAAGTGTTCCACCGACCACCGCTGAATGATGGAATGCCTTCGGCGTTGAGCCGTTTAGCGATAATCGACACGCCGTCGCCGCCGATGTATTCAGCGAAAATACGCTGCAGAATTTTTGCTTGTTCCTCGTTGACGGTAATCTCGCCGTGTTTGATCTCATAGCCGTACATCTTGTTGAAACTGACGACCTCGCCGTTTTCAAACTTCTTTCGTATACGCCACTTGCAGTTCTCGCTGACTGATAAACTTTCTTCCTGTGCAAAAGAAGCGAGGACGGTGAGCATTAACTCGCCGTCCCCACTGATACTGTGGATATTCTCGCGTTCGAAATAAATATCGACCCCGAGCAGTTTTAACTCCCTGACTTCCTCAAGGAGAGTGACCGTGTTCCTCGCAAACCGCGATATGGACTTGGTCAGCACCATGTCGACCTTTCCGGATTTACAGTCAGCGAGCAGTCTTTGGAACTCGCCCCTGTTTTCATTTGTGCCTGTGATATCGTCTGCGTATACGCCACAGTATTCCCAGTCGGGGCGGTTTTGTATCAGTTTGCTGTAATAGCTGATTTGTGCCGACAGTGACTGCAACTGAGCTTCCTTAGTCGATGATACTCTGGCGTAAGCCGCCACACGTTTTCGCTTGGGAGCGGGTGCGGAAATTGGCTCGATTTTCGTGATTTTCAAGGTTTGAATCCCTCCTTTCGTCAGTATGCATATTCGCTCTAAAAGCCGATAAAGTCAAGCGTTTACAGGTCATTTCGGAGTTTTCAGCCCACCAATTATAGGTCGATATATGCGCTCATATTTTGTGCATAGCTGCTGGTACTCACGTTCCGAAATCAGCCCCTGTCGTAACAACCGGTCGGCAATATGTTTTCTTCTGCCGTACTCGACCTCACGATTAAATTGCTCCTTCGTCATATCACCACCGCCTTTTCTGATGATGCTTCCGGGAAGCGGTCAGCAGTGTAACAGGCTGTCGAGCAGAATTTCCTCTTTTTGTTCCCGTTGTTGTCGAACTTCTTACCGCAGCGAGCGCAGACGGCGGATGGTTTTCGGTTTGCCTTGTGATAAGCCAATCGGCAGGCATCGGAGCAGAACTTCTTTGTACTTCGGGTCTTTGTAAACGGTTGCCCACATTGTAAGCAGAGGTCTATGTTTTCTTTGCAATCTTTGTTCTTTGTTTCTTCGGAAGCAGTGACGGCTTTGATGGCGTTCCTGCGGCAGAATGATTTGACCGTATCCTTGGAAACCCCGACCTTATCGGCGATTTCCTTGTAACTCAGTCCCTGTCCGCGAAGCGCCTTAATCTGTTCCTTTTGCAGAACCGTCATAATGACACCTCCGTGAAACAAGGACGGCAGGTTGCCCCGCCGCCCTCACTTGTAATTATTCAGTTTTAATAAAAGCATCGGTGAAACCTGCCGCCTTTACCCTTGCGAGCATGGCATCGGCATTGGCTTTGACCGAGTACGCACCGACCTGAACCCGGTAGAGCCTTTTCGGCGTGGCTGGTGTTTCGGGTTTGGGTGGTTCGGTTGCCGCAAGTAGCCTTTTGACTTCGGCACGGAAGGTATCCATCGACTTCCCGAACCTCGAGAACCAGTGACCGGGGTCGGCGTGATTGCTGGCAATACCGCGTCTATGTCCCTCGTAATGCCCGATGATAACGCCATCTGCCATCGGGTCGA